AAAATGTTTTTTTTATCAACTTTTTTTGTCAATCTTGTCAAGTTGTCAATCGTAGCTGTTTGTCTTTCTTTTTCTTTCTCTTATCTCCATGTATCGCTTGCATTCTTCTTGGCTTATTCTTCTAGCTTCGTAGTAATTCTTTATCTCTTTGTTGTATTTTAAACCGACCATTTTGCATCCGTTTCCTTTTGTCTTTAAAACCTCAATCGCACAGTCGCATTCTTCTATATTGTAGTTGTTATTTAATAGCCCAGCTTCCACTTCTTTGTAATCTGATTCGTTTAACAGATCCGTTCTCATGATTGTGCAGATGTTAGCCGACTTGTTTGCGATGTTCTGTGTTCCTGCGATATCAAATATCGTCAGTCTTGATTTCATGAACTGTGTCTTTCTCGGATGTGCTACGAGGCATACTATTACGTTATTATTCATAGCGAACCTTTTAAACAATTCCACGATTCTCGTCTGTTCTTCCAATTTCTCGCTATTATCCAATTGCATAAAGTTATCTATGAAGAACAACCTTACCCCCTGGTTGAATGCTTTTTTCATGACCTTTATCATTTTGTTTACATCGTTTTGAATGATGTTATTATTATAAACCACGAAATCGTTCGCATATATCTTGTCAAAGTATTTTATAATCTCATCCTTTGGCTTTGTATCATAAATTCTGGCATTGTGCTGATCTCTTACGAATTCCAACTGTTCCTTCTTACACATTCCGACATATAAATAATTTTTGAATTCTTCTGCTGTTTGTTCGCCACTGAAGTAGAACACTTTCTTATGTTGCCTTATAAAATTCTTGGCAAATTGTATCATCAATGTCGTTTTTCCGTGGTTAGTAATTCCACTGAACAAGTTCAGCTTTCCATATTCAATTCCCTTTAGTAAATAATCCAGCTCGTCTATGTCTGTGTATTCCCTTTGCACCTTTATCTCGTTTTCAATATCAGCTGGCTTTAGTAATTCCTCATCATCAAAGTCATCATTTGTAAGCTCGAACATCTTCTTTGTAAATTCCTGATATGTTATGATCTTGTTTTTAAATTCTGACGTAATCAGTTCGATGTTATTGTTTCTCCAAGTTTCTTTCAATTGTTTGTAATATCCGAAGATATTCGTCCACACGACCTCATAATCTATTAGCTCTATAATCAGCTTGACAGCTTTCTCATTCTTTCCGTCTTGGGCAAGTATATTGCTATCTAGCCCCTGGTACTTATAATACATATCCGTCATGTATTTCAATACCCCTGCATACTTGAAATACTTTTCTTCGAACTCGAACTCATCTATTATCTGTGGTCTTAATAATATGCACGCAAATATTTGAAACTCCAAATCCTTCGTATCTTTCATATTAACTGATTCCTTTCATTTTCGCTTCTTCGAAATATTCATCGAACTTTTCTCCTAGTATAGTGCTGGGGCGATAATAAGTCGACATATCTTTTTTATTTTTGTCATTATTCTCTATCCACTGGTCGTACTTTAAATAAACCACATCGAATATATCTTCCTTCGTATATCCCTTGTCCAATACTCCCTGGATCAGCTCTCTATTACTTTCGCTGTTTTTAAAATGGAACTCTACTTTATTTTTCGTGAACGAGTCCTCTTTTATCCCTACTTTGTTAAAGCAAGAGATGATTTCGGAAAAGATTGAAGGTGTGTCGTCGAGTTTGCTCGACAATATATATTCTTTTATTTCTTTGTTATTATATCTTTCTTTAGTAGTGGTCGTTTTTTCTTTTTTTCGCTGGTCGTTTTGCTGGTCGTTTACTTGGTCGTTTTTAAATATACTAACCTGATATTTTGCCCAATTTACAACGGTTATAAGCGAATATCGGCTGGTCGTTTTGATGGTCAGATTGTTGGTCGATTTTAGGTGGTTTAAGCTGGTCCTTATTTCTCGCTCTGTTAATCCCAGAGCTTTTGCAAGCTTCTTCCTACTAGTAACTAACTGTCCCCTCTTTATTGTTATTCCATTCCACTCTTTTTCCTCAAAATTAGCTGTTAATAATAAATGAATGAATAATGCTTTTGTGTTAGCGTCATGATACCATTCCCATTTTGTAAATTTTCTAAAAAATTTAATGTATCCATCATTCATATACTATTATTCTCCCTTCTTGATTGGTTTTAATACAATTTTATCTTCGTAAATTTCCATATAGAATTCTCTGCCGTGTTCCTCGATGAATTGCTTTGGGATGATCACTCTGTTCATTAAAGTGTCAGCATTTTTTTGATAGATTAGTTTTGGTTGTTCCACGTTTATCACCTACCTTTCTACACCAAAAGCATACCATTTTTAAGGATGCCGCGTCAACAAAAAAAAGCAACTTTTTTCAGTTGCTTTACACTAATAATAAGTACATTAATATTGGCAGGTTTATTGATAATGAAACCACTCGATGAAGCTTTTCTTCTTCCGTGTCTGAGGCAATCATTAAAATTATATCGTATGCACAGCATATTATTACAAATATTAATGAATACCATTTTAAAAATACCATGTTTTCTCCTATATTTCGAATGGAACTTCGCCTGCATCTGTTTCTACAATGCTTGCTCCGAATATTTCCTCAGCTGATGCTGATGATTTACGTTCATTGTAATCATCAATGCTCATGTATGTTCCGTCTATTAACTTGACAGTGTCGCTTACTTCGATTTCCCCTATTTTGTCTAGGCTTCTGAATTTGCTTAGTCTAACCTTTACTCCTTTTGTTCCATCTTGTTTTTCGTATTCTTCGTACTGGAATACACCACATACGTTCTTTCCTTTTAACTTTTCCTCGTTCCAATCCCATTTATATCCTGGGTTTGAATTCTCAACACAAGTTATAAATCCTTTGAAGTATGCAATGTTATTGCCTTCGTATGCTAGATATTTTGTTGCATTATTGTCCCATGTTTTTTCTGATCTTGTATCATTGTCATATCTCTTTTGGAAGTATCCTTGATATTCTCCGTTGGCAATATCCACTTGTACTCTGAAGCTTTCTTTTTCAGTCGTTGGATTTTTGTAAATATCTGCCTTTCTTATTATACATTTATATGCTCCGATTGGAAGGGGTTTGAAATCTTCCGTTCCCTTTGCTTCTATTTTTTCCCAGTTTTCAATTACTTTCATTATTTTTCCTCGCTTTCTTGTTTATCTAATTCATAATATTCTCTAACAATTTTATCAAACGCTTTTAAATCGTTTTCCATTGATTCTTCTTCAAACATTCCAAATGGTGTTTTAACACAATCTTGTCCGTTTGTTTTTAATCTGAATATGTATTGTCCATTTTCAAACATTGAACGAATGCAGATCGTAAACATTCCTTGGATATTTACTTTGTCGTCCAATAATTTTCCAATTGTCTTTGGTTTGACATCTCCAAACTCATTTATATCTTCATGCATTATAAGATATACTGTTTTTCCACCTTCAATGTTTTTAATACAGTTTATTAAATTAAAGAAGTTGTTTGCTATTTCGTTGTATTTGTCATATCCTTTTACACTTGATTTGTTCATGAATTCGTTAGTTAATAAATAACCAGCATCATCTATCACGATCGTCTTTTTATTTGTACTTGCAATTGCCTTCAAAATCGTTGCATAATCATCGCATTTTCCTGCCTTGATATCTGACTTAAATGGCAACGGTTTTCCTAGCACATTTACTACTGCCACCTCGTCCCCTTTAAAATTTCGTAAACTTGTCGATTTCCCACTTCCTGATTGTCCAATTAGTAATACTGGAACACTATTCATATTTTTCACTCTCCTATTTTCTAATATTTTTATAACCTCGTTTTTTAGATAAGGTATTTCTATGATTTCGTAGTTCTCTATGTTTTCACTCATGTACACAATGAACATTTCCTCAATTTGTAATTCTGTGTATTTTTCTACCAGATATTTATAAATTGATAATTGTATATAGTAATGATTCAAAGTGTAATCTTTTAAATGTTGCAATGGTGGTTTCATTTCCTTGGCGTATTTCTCGTTTTTATGAATATCGCTGTTTGTTTTGTAGTCTACTAATACCAAGCCACCTGTTAGTTTGTTTATAAATAAATGGTCGATTGCACTCGCTATGTCATATTCTTCGGATCCTATAATGTACTCATCTGCTAGATGTTCTAATCTGTCTTTATAATCTTTTTTGAAGTTATCAGCTTGTTTTTTTATTTTTTCTACTGCTTCAAAGTATTCATAACTTCCATCGAATCTGATTAGTTCCCAATATCTTGCAACCCATTTTGCTTGGGCATATTCATGGCAAGTAGAACCTTTGGCACAACTGAATTTATTTTTATATTCCCATTCATCTAATACTTCTTGAATTGTTTTTCCTTCTTTAAGTGCTACCTTTTCGGCTACTGATTCTGCATCAAATTCATTGCAATATTCTTCAATTAACCGTGTCACAGAATTGCCGATTTTTTGCATTTTATATTCATAGTGATGGTCTTCTTCAAAAAACTTGAAATCTCCGAATGCCTTATCTAGCTCATGTAGATACTGTTCTTTTGTCATCATTTGCTCCTTTCTAATAATATCATTCTAATGTAAGCAGTTAATGACAACCCTTTTTCTTTGGCTTCTTCCTGCAATTCCTCTTTTAGATCTTTGTCAATGTTTAGGAACATTGTTTACCTCCTTTCACTATAAAAATTATAATATAGTTTTTATATATTTGCAATACATTTTTGATATATTTTTGCACAAAAAAACTAGGTTTACACCTAGCTTTTAGATTTCGTATAGGAATGTGCTGAATACCCAGATGTCATGTCCGTTTAATGTTAGCTTTGCTGAGTTGGTTGGTATGTCGATTTCCTTTACTTCGTATATGTTGTCATTCTTTACATAGCTGTATCCACCCACTACGATATCATCCTGTCCGTTGGTATTTCCTCCGATGTCTACTTCTTTCCAGTCGTCTAATGGTATCCAATGGCAGTCTTTTGCTTTTTCGTTATAATATGTGCTGTATGATACACCTGTTAGTTTTGTATTTCCGAACCAGTTCGTGCCTCGTTTAATAATGTCAACTTTGAATATTCCATCGAATTTTACTTTAGATCCAACTTCTAAGATCTGATCTGCTTCTGGTTTAACTGGAACCTGTGATAAATATTTCCAGTTGCCACCCATTCCGTAGATGATATTTGTTCCGTCTACAAAATAGCAATCATCCGTATCTGTTTCGTCTGAAAAACACCAGATTCCATATTTGTTTTGTTGCCAGTTTGTTAAGTTGTATTTATGCTGTGCGATCTCGATATGGCAATGTACTCCTGTTGCCTGCGTTGAACCATTGTGCTGGTCTCCCATGTTTCCCAATTGTTCTCCTTGCTTTACAATTTGTCCTGGCATTGCATCGAATGTATTATCATGGGCAGTTACAAATGTTGCATAATTAATATTTCCATTAGCAAATCTTACTTTTTCAAGAGATTGCCACATTCCTTGTCCGTTAGATCTGTCGCACCATATTAATTTACAATCGCATGGAGCATAATAAGGATACTTGACTCCTGGATAAGCACCTCGAACATCATTTGCCATTGTTCCTCTATGTGTTCCCATATTAGAACCTTGGGTTATGTACATATCCGTGAATGGGCAGAGAAAATCTTGAATCTTATTACGCCTACTCGTCTGACCTTTATACATATTAAGCCTCCTCTTTTACTTCTTCAGTAGCTTCTTCTACTACTGTTTCTTCAGAAACAACTTCTTCTTTTGCTTCTTCTACTACTTTTTCTTCTTCCATCTTAACACCTCCTTCCGTATCTAATAGCTTTATGATAAAATTCATCAATGCGCTAATACCACCTGCTGTAGCACCTAAAAGAGCCGATTTTAGCACTTTTTCATCAAAGTTAGATAAATTGCCCAACGAAAGCATTAAACTTGCTAAGAAGCCTTGTATGAATGTTTTAAAGGCTCTTACCATAATATCACTTTTTATTACTTTCATATTTCCTCCTTTTTTAATATCCTGTTGTCCATCCAGCTGATTGCAAATCTGCCCATTCACTAGATAGTATTGCTTGATCACAATTTGCTTGTGAAAATCCCATCGTAGATAATTTTTTATTTCCAGAAGATTGGTTTGTCAAAGTTTTAAAATATTTTAAAAATTCGTCAACAGCATCATTTGTTAATGTACAATTGCTTAAAAGTGAATATGTTCTGGAAGTATGATTATCATAATTTGTTATTTTTTTTATGTCTAAATTTTCGCATGATATAAATAAAGTTCTTGTGCCTGACCTTATGCTTAAATTATTAATTAAAAGATTTTTGTTGTTACTAAATGAGGAAGAAGAATAAGAGCCAGTAGAAACAAAATTATTTATTTGTAAATCATTAATGGAATCAAACATACTAACAGTAGTTACATAATTGTTCAATTCTACATTATTCAAATATTTTAATGCAGAATAGTAAAACATATAAGAAGCATTACTTAAATTAGAAAAATCAAAATTATCTCCTACTTGAATTAATGGTGTATATTGAAACATATAAGAAGCATCTGTAACGTGGGACATATCAACATCAGGAAAAAAAATCATTTTTCTATCATTTTGAAATTCTTTTTTTCTATCTGTTATTGTATTATCCCAATTATCATAAATGTTTTTTGCATAATTAAAAGATTCTTGAATTGCATCAGGTTCTTCACTGTAACCTATTTGACTCCAATTATAACTACTACCACTTGGCAAATTAGCTATTTCTGTATCAAAATTACTTGCTTGTATTGGTGTATTATCTCCTTTTTTTGTTTTAATTGCACTTGCTACATCAGTTAAAAAATTAATTAATGTGTTTGTTCTTGCCATTAATAACTACCTCCCAATGCCGTTCCTATACTATCATCTACATATTTCTTATTTACTAATTGATTGTCTGTTGTTGGTACTACACTACTCTCTGGTAATGTATCGAATGTCTTTTTTGCTGTTATTGTTTGTGCGTTATTTGTTGTTAATACTTTCAATGTGTAATTAGAACCACTACCACCAAAGTCCAAATAAGTAGAATATAATTTTATATTTGATATTTGTTGACTAATTGTATTGTTTGTTTCATCTATATATACATAGCTTGCATATCCTATTGTTTCTCCAGAATATGTTACATCACTAACTTTTTTAATAATATTTATACATAATGTTTTATTTGTTGCAGTTAGGTTGCTAAATGTATAATATTTTGAGGCAGTGTAATTATTTGCTTTTAAATACAAATTATTTCCATTTTGGTCTACCATTAAATAATAATTTCCAACATCTAAATTTGTCAAGTTGATAGCATTTGCTTGTGAAGTATGGTCACTAAATCTACCAAGATTTTTACTATCTACGTAAGTTTTATTTGCGAAATCATAAGTAGCTGGAATATATCCTATTTCTTCTGTGAAAAATTGAACATCTGTTACTGTTTCACCAGTAATTGCAACATAAATTTGATATTGATAATAAATTAAATAACTTGTGCCTGGTACTACACCATTTTTTGTTGTGCTATAAGTACTTGCATAAGCTGTTATTCCAACATCTTTTGAGGTATCTTCTAAATTAGCAAATTGAACAAGTCCTAAAGCACTAACATCTCCATCTGCTAGTTCTGTGAATATGATGATTGGTTCTTTATTTGCTTTATATTCATCATACCATTGTTGCATTACTGCTTTTTTCTGATTGTATGTTAAGCTATCAGAAAAATAGAATATTTTACTTCCACCACCTGCATTATCTATTGCTGTTTTAATTCCATCTGATGTTACTGGGTTATTGCTATTTGCTGTTGGTACTGTATCAAAAGTCAATGCACCTTGTTTTGCGTTCCATGTTTCTTTTTCTGTACTTGTTACGAATAAATTAGTTTTGTCTGTATCATCTACTAAATCGCTATCTAATTTATTTGTACTAGAGATTGTATCTTGTTTTCCACTTATATCTGGAATATCTGTCGTGTTAGCTTTGGTTTCTAACAATGCGTTGGTTTCTTCTTTTGTATAATAATTTGTCATATCTCCACCTTTACGATACATTTCTTCTTGTACTTGTATTTCTTGTTCCAATACTTCTTCTTCCATTACTCACTCACCTCATTTCCAACGAATGTGACTTCTTCTTTTATAATGAAATCTCCTAGCTCTATTGTCTTTGTGTAATCATCTTCTTTGACTTCTATGTCATACTTATAAGTTCCATAATATAAATTGTTTGTATCTTCTGGACTAAGTGTTATTCTATAATAATAATCTGATGTGTCAAACTCAATTCCGTCATCTAATTTCTTTTGTAGAATATAATCACTTTTATTAGTTGTTTCTTTTACTGTGAAATAAAGTTCTTTTGCTTTATCTGTGATAACACCCTCATCATTTTTTCTTTGAAATTTTAAAATCTTTGTATCTCCTCTTACTATATCTATCATTTCATCATCTCCTATCTATAATAATAATGTGTTATTGTATTACTTAATACACTAGAACCATTTTGATATGCTGTATTTAATGAGGCACTTGTTTGTGAAGCATTTATTCTAGCACCACCACAATTAGAATTTGTATAATAATATCCACCATGAAAACCTCTTGCACTTGTGCCTAATGCTGAATATGGGATAATAATAAGTATTTGATAATCTGTACTGCTATTTAATCTTGGATCACAACAAATTTCATTAAATGTAGTTGGTAAATTAATTGAAGCATTACCAGTTTTATTTCCTAAATATTTCCAACCAGCACTAACTCGTGATGAATTTTGACCATCTTCGTCTGCTATATATAATGTACCATTTACTTTTAAATCATGCTCTCCATAATCAAATGTAGGAATACCTTTTGTTACATATCCGTTATTATTATCTTGTGCTGTTGTCAATTTATCTTCTATATAAATAGTGAACCTACCTTCACTTGTATATACCAAAGCATTAGATAATGTATAATTTGTTATCGTTAATTTATGAGTAGTGTTATTTATTGAATAATTAGAACTTGGTATTGTATTCCAAGCACCATTTCCTAATTTCCATTTTACAACTGGTACATTTGCTGTACTTCCAAACGTCTGTTGATAATATGTTGCTTCTAAATTTAAAACAATGTTTGAACTAGTTGGCGAGTTTCTTTCAAAACTATAATTTAATATTGCAACTGGCTGATAATTTAAAACAGTTTTTGAAGTTTCCGTTTTTGTTCCTGTATTATTACGACTATCTGTTATTGTGAATACAAATTTACCACTGTTTGCTGAACCACTTACTCTTATTTGTGAAAATGTATCAGGTGAAGTTGGGTTTTGATGTGAATAACTTTGTAATACATTTGAGCTTGTTCCTTCTTTAAGATTTAATACTTTTCCTGTTGCATATTTATATGTTGTGAATGGTATTGAAATACTTAATATAGAAGCATTTTTTACTAATGTGTTTGCACTTGAACCTAATAAAGAAACAATTTTACTGTTTGTTTCTGTAAATGTTACTGTTCCAATTGTAGGGTTAGCATTTACTATTCTCATTTTCTTTTGTGAATTTGAAAAATAATATGTTGTACCTGACGTTGTTTTTAATTTAAACAGAACATCCATTTGATTTCCAGTACAAGCTTGTCTTAATGCGTTTCTTTCAGTGCTTGTTAAATTAAAAGTATAACTTCCATTAGAAACATTTACATTTCTATAGTCTGCATAAAACACACTACTATCTGGAGAAGATATTGCTATTTGTACTGTTGCACCACTTATCCCTAAAGTTTTGGTATACGCTACTGTTGGGTTTTCTTCATCTGTAAAATCTGGTGCTGATGTAATCATTGGATATCTGTCTATTTTAGGAAAAACTATATCAACACTTGTACTACCACTTCCTCCAAAAGAAGCAGTCCAACTGGTTGCTACATTTTTAGTTGGTGACGTTCCATCTGAACCATGATTAGCAGTTCTTGATAATTCTTGAATAGTTGTTTCTCCCTTATTCATGGTTGTATAACCATAGTTTTTAGTAGTTCCATCTAATTCTGCTGTAGCACTGCTAAAAGATACATAGTTTTGGCTAGGAATATAATAAGTTGTTTTTAATTGATAAGTTGTAGTGCTATTTTCTTTGCTTTGACTTAAATATTTTGCATAAGTTCTTATTTCTCCATAATCTAATGAAATAGTAGAAATTTGTTGATAGCTTGTCGTTATTAATATTGCCATACTAACCTCCTATATAGAATACGCCTGTTCTTCCTGACGTATATTTTTCTGTTCTATGATACCCAGCTACAAAATATTTCGTTACTGTTAAGTTATTCATTTCTGCTTTTGAAGTATTATCATTTTCATCATATCCAAAAAATGCAAGAGTTGTTCCTCCACTTTTGATTTCAAAGCTATTGTTACTCATAGTTGTTGATATTTTAGAAGTATCTGTCGAAACATTCAAACCATTATCATCTATTGTAACGGAAGTTGTTTTTACTAGGCTAACACCATTATCTAAAGTGTTTTGAATACTTGTTATATTTGCAGTTATATTATTTACTGTCTGTGTAATTGAAGTTCCTAACGCATCTATATCGTTTCCTTGAACATCCACTGTATTTTGCAATGTATTAAGTGTTTGAACTACACTATTTATCTGTTGATTTTGTTTATCAACTATAATATATGCTTGTCTTATTTTGTTATCTGTTTTATCTGATTTTGTATAATCTGTTTCTGTTTCTTCTGGCATATCCGTGTGGACTTGTTCTTCTAGTCCTTGTGTTATATCTACTTCATCATTAAACATAATACATTTATAATAATTGCCATCAACTTTTATGACATAACTATCTAACAAATCATAATAGGTGATTCCTGTACTAGAAAAATCATTCAAATAATATGTGATCCCCTCTAATTTATTATAAATTTCTGGCAAAAATTCATCACGATTATTTGCATTTAAAATTTGATTATCTTTAATTTTGATTTCACAAAGACCATTTTCTAATATACTTTCTTCATTTCTTTCATAAATGTTGTCACTTTCTGCACTTCTACTCAATACCACTGCATTTACTGGTCCATATTTTTCACTAAAATTTACATTTACATCTTTTAGATATTCTTCGTCAATTAAGTCACCATAAGGCACATAGGTTATGTCATCATCTCCAAAATGTAAGATAGGCTTATATAGTATTATTTTACCTGTTTGTGCTGTACTTGAATTGTTACTCATAAATCTTATCAATACTTGTGTTATTCCACTTGTATCATTAGGTATTGTATATGTATTTATTATTCCTGTACTACTTATCATTGTTGGATATGTTGTTGTGCCACCATCTGTTATCGATAATGTTATAGTAGGTGCATTGCTTTCAGTAAAATCAAAATCATCAATACTTAATCTTATTTTTTTACCTGCATTATTTGTAAATACAGCAGTTATATCTATGCTTGCGTATCTATATGTTCCACTTTCGTTTTCTACTGTTAAAATATCATTTTCCCATTTATGTGTTACGTTTGAATGAGAGTCTGTAATGTTATCAAAATTAGCTAAATTTATTTTTTTTGTTGGATCTATTTCTTCTGTTGCATTAATATATCTAATTTCTAGTTTATCTTGATCATTAATACAAATTGTACTTGCTGTTACACAAGCCAATTCATCCAATACATCTCTATAAGTATAATCTAAACTATTTCCTTCGCTATCTAAATACAATTCACTTGTTATTTGTTTATCATAATTGACAAATACATCTGATGAATTTTTAAATGTCAAACCAAGTTTTGTACATATTGCATTAATATAATTTCTTATTGTTATTGGATAACTTACTCCTAGACTTTCATAAGGTTTCATTGCATATAACATTTTATCATAACAAGTTATTTTCCAACTTTTTGTATCTTCTTGCTTTTCTACTTTATACACAACATAGTTTCCATAGTCGACATATTCATAAGAACCACCAACATTTAAACCGAATTGATAATTTACTACTGTTCCTAATGGTATTTCTACATTACTATCAATGTCTAGTTGTTTCATTACTGATTTCAATAAAGAACTTTCATAATGAGGTGTGACAGAGTTAAGTTCTTCTTTACCTAACACTGTCAAACCATAAGTTATCTTGCTATCAATATCACGTCCGAACTCTTTTATCCCTGTTTTATAATTATTTGTTATCGTCTTCATATTAAGACCTCTTTCTGATAGCTATAAACGAACAAGAGAATCCATCATTTTTATGTTTATTATCTATTATGCTTTTATTTGATATTTCATAGTCGCCAGTATATGTTGTCATTGTTACGCTTGTTTTCTTTAATGGATCATAATATGTAACATTTTGCGTCGAGCTGTCCAAAATAGGAACGATTATTTCTAATTCTGTCTTAGTTAATTTTCTAAATTGTAATATAATTTTTGGGAATATTCCTACAAGCGTTCCACTCATAACTCCTGCCAAATTTCTACCTGAGTCTGACGCCCATAATTTGTTATATCCATACTTTGCTTCTGTAATATATTGTCCCATGCTTATTCCGTTTATTATTATTGAATTCTTATTTATAAACATCTAACCACCCCTATCCGTTGTATGCAAAACTGTTTTCGTTTTGCACTTTTTTCAATTCTCTGCTTATTACTCTGCCGTTCATTGTATTTGTTAAATTAACGGTAATCGGCATCATGTTTGCCAATCTTTGTAATGTATCATCTGTAAGAGGTAACACGGCTTCTGCACCTTTCTCTCCTGCTATATATGATCCCATCATAACACCTGCACCTGGATTGTTTACAATTCCTCCACGTGCCAATTTTGGCAAACTAACTGGACTTAATTGTTTAATATTCACACCAGGTATTTTATTTATATAATTAATTGCAGAATTAATATTTCCAATAAACGTATTTATTTTCCATTCTAAAAACATAATAATTCCATTTACTACATTTTTAATTGCTCCACCAATAACATCACCTATTACTGTTCCTATAACACCAAAATTTCTTGTTAGCCAATCTTTTAATTCTTGTATTTTTTCTTTTACTTTATCTCTGATGTTTGTCCAAGCTCCTATAAATTTATCTTTAAATTCGTTTATTTTTTCTTCTCCTTTTTCAATAGCATCAAATAAATCTCCCCAAATAGTATGAATTATACCTTTTATTATACCTTCGATAAAATCTTTAACACCTTTTATTGTCAAAATTGTAAATTTTATCCAATCCCATATATCTGTAAAAAGATTGTTGACTCCATCTTCTATTTCGTCTGTATCTCCTGTTATTATTCCTTTTATTATTTGTGATACGTGTTGAACAAAATTTGAAAGAGTAGTTATAAGTCCCCAAAGTCCATAAACAGTTTCCGCTACTCCAAAAACTGCTAAGTCCCATTCTCCAAATGCTTCTGTCCATTTACTAAATGGCATTTCTTCTATGCTTATTCGCATTTGTTCACCAAAATCAAACCATGATTTTTTAAATTTTTCAAATTTTTCAATCATTTCATCTGTGTTAGATAAATCAAAGCTTGGCATTACGCCTACACTTCCACCATTGTAGTTTCCATTTAATACATTCATTTCATCAAAGCCTGCTAATGTTTTAGACAATGCTTTTGCTTGTTTATTAGCACCTGCTAAGTTTTTATTTGCATTTTCAAAAATATTTTTTCCAGTCCATATTTTTATTATTGCACCAACAAAATATAATAAATTTTTCATTAATCCAACAATTATTCTTACAATAGGTTCCATAGAATAAGCTAATGCATTTCTCATATATTGAATATCTGAAGCTAATTGTTCATCTTGTTGTGCAATTATTGACATTGAACTTTTTATAAAATTAAAAGCTCCACTTATACCAAAAACAGCTAATGCCCAACGTCCTATTTTTTTTCCAATTTTTTGTAATGATGTTCCAATTCCGTCTATTTTTTTTTGAACATTTGATAAATCTATTTTTTTTGCAGTTTCTTCTACTTGTTCTAATAAATCTTCAGTATCATTTAATCCGTTAATAACAATTTTTTGTCCACCAAGTTCTTCAATTCTTTCATTTGCCTTATTTATAAATTCTATATATTTTTGAATTTGTGTCAAATCTTCTTCCGATATTATTTCTAAATCAGCGTATTTATTGATTTCTTTTACACCTTTAAATATTTCTTTTTCTAATGTTTTTATATCAACTTCTGGTTCTATTTCTATATTAGGAACATTTATTTTATCAAATTCTTTTATTTTTTTATAAAATTCTTTAGTATCAACTGTTGTTCCAATTATTACTTTTCCATCTATTTGCATAAAATCATCTCCTTTCTACAAGCCAAGTATTTCATTTAGTGCGTTCATACTTTTTTCTTGTTCTTTTGTCAAATGGTCTTCCTTTTTACGTTTTTTCAAAGCTACTTGTTCTTTGGCTTTTATTATTTCTTGTTTTACCTTTGCATCTTTTATTTGTGAAACATCGTAGTTTCTTAAATTTCGGATTCTATTTAATACGCAACAGTTTCCGATTTCACTATTTGACAATCCATTCATTAAATTCATGAATTTGTGCCAATCCATTTCTGTGGTATCTAGATCTATTTGATAATCACTCATAAAACTTGCCCATATATAATCCATGTCTTGTACAAAATCCATATCTGGTTTTTCGTGATTATCAACTATTTCTTTGCCACACGAAAGATATTTTAATGCCCATTTAAGCAGTTTTTTATAATGATTAGTGTTATCTATCGCACTTGCCCCAAACATCGTACAAATGATGCCTAGAACTCGTTCAAAATCGCCTATTGTGTCGTCCATAGCTATTTCGTTGCATCGGATAGCAGTCCTAAAGTCAACTTTCGCTTCGTAGATAGTATTTTCTATTTGTATCTTTTTAATACAAGCCATTATTCAACCACTTCTATTTGTTCTTCGTTTTTTTCTTCTACTTGCTTATATTTTTCTTTTATTTTATCAGTTATGGTCTTCATGCTTATATCTAAATATGGAGAGATTTGTTTATTAATTATTTCATCTATTTCGCTTAACGTTGTCCACGTAAACTTTCTTCCGTTTAATAATTTTTCAACGCCTCTGGCTCCCAAAAACATATTATATACTTCTATTTCTTTTATAAAGAATTCATTTAACGCTTTGATTTTATCTTCTTCGTTTTTACTTAATAATTTTTTACCCTTGACATCTTCCCTTCTGTCTATTATTAGCATTTGGTTTCTCAAGTGTTCTTTGTTCTTTTTGTCTTTCTCTAATAATTCCTGGTATCTCAAAGGTAGTTCTATATCATCCAATTGAAACTCTAAATATTCCCCTGTATTCTTTCCATCACTTGTTTGTATTGCCAATCTCAATACACTATTATCATTTAACTTTATAACATTGTCTGTCATGTTATAATCTCCTTCCTTTCATTAAAAAAACAAGGCAGGTGATTTCTTTCACCCACCTTTTATAGGTTGTATTATAGACTTGTTGTTGGTGCAAATGTTGGTGTATCACCTGCAAACGTTACCGTTCCTTCTGTTGGATCTCCATCGAAATATAAATCATATGATATTTCTTCTCCAGAATATTCATTTACAACAATTAATCCATCAGTCATTTTAGCAGGATAAGTTGAACCTGTTCCATTCCAACTATCCACTTCCAATATATGTGTAACATAATTCAACTGATCTCTACCAGCATTAATAAATTCGAATACAGGTTCTCCCTTGTATGTCTTTTTAGTAATGCTTGATTGTTTATCATTAGAGGTATGATCACTTCTTGCTGAGTCTTCTACAATATATTTAATTCTGTCAACGTTTGCATTATAAGATATAGAAGCTTCTTCAACTCCCCAACCTTCTAATTTCCATGTTGCAGTGCTTGTTGGTGTCGTATCTAAAAATAACTTGAATTGACTTCTTTTAATTCTTTCTAGATTCTCAAACATTATGGTTTTCCTCCTTCTTTAATTCTTGAAGTTCTCTTTTTATAAGAACTAAATCTTTATATTGGAGAGGTTCTATAAAACCTTGCTCGTTTAATTTTACAATTTGTTCATAAGTCAAACCTTTTAATTCGTCGCCTTTTATAAATTCACCTAAATTACTTGTAAAATCTTTACTCGCAATTATTTTCATAAACTTGGCACCTCTCTTTCATTATTATTTCTATATGTTATTTGTATTTGAATATCGAATTCGGCTTGTTTCCCATCTGCACTGCTCATCGTAGCACAATTCAAGCATTCGATACTTTCTATATTATCTATTTCAGGCAATACGCCTTTGTCATTATTAGTTTTTATAGCATTTTCAAATTGTTCAAAAAATCCAACATTTTTTAAATTTACAATAGTGTCCTGTGAATATGATTTTCGACTTCTAAATGAATAAACATCTCGGTGAATTTCTACACCTATAATCCAGTTAGAAATTTCTACGCTGGTAGGTATTTTATCTAATGAATAATCATCTATATTATTGCTCAACATATTAGCATTGATTTGATAATTTCTGTTTGTAGTAAGAGTATTAATAATTTCAAACAGATAATTTCTCAACTTTGATATTCTTAAATCTTCTACAGCCATTATTTGCCTCCATGGTTTATATAATCTTGTACTTCCCTTACTACATCATGCATTTCTGCACTTACCATTCGCTTGTCCCAATAAGTACCAGTTCCTGGAGTTGTATAATTTTTTACTTGATGTGTTCCATCTTCTCTAACACCATAATATTGATATTTGGCATACGGAACCTCATAAGTTATACTGTCAGGTTGGATATCTACAATAGTTCTTAAATCCCCAGTATCCATTGGAACATATTTATCCATGTGTTTGTAGCAAGTGTTTGTAAAAAATCTTTGTACTCGTCCATTAGGCTCTATTCCTAATCGTGCTTTTATAACACTCGTTGGTTTCATTTTGACAGACATTTATCTGCCTCCTATATGGATATGTTGACTATTACCAAAGTTGTTGTTATTAATGCTTGTTATGTTGTAGATAAGAGATTCTTTTAAATCTTCCTGTGTTTCTATATCGGTTGTTAAAGTGCCTTGAACAAGGATATCTCCAACTGCGAAATCATTTATATTCAAATTATTATTTTCATTATAAGGTATACGCACCTGTACGTCATTTGCGTTGTCATATCCTTTGTTTATTCCAGCACCTTTTCCTCCAAAGAACCACACTTTTTCATAATTATGTCTAGTCCATATTTCCAATTTGGTAATCGGATCGAAGCCTTTGTGATAAACAGTCAAAGCCGAATTAGTAATCATTATTTAACCCCACAATACATAATGTGTTCTCCATTAACTACGACATACAATAAGTAATCTCTTATAATGTCATCGAGTTCTGCTCCCTTTGACTTTATAACTTCACTTACTCTATCAGCTGTTATATAACTAATGGAATAACCATCTGTGCTTTCGCTTGCAACACTGCCATTGTTTGCAACATTGCTCATTGAGATCGCATAACTTTCCAAACTGTTTATTAATTTATATTCACATAATTTTACTTCTTGAGGTATTTCCTCACAATTTTTTAATCTGTTGAATGTTCTTACATCAATTTTTTTTCTAGCTTCAAATTCTAATAGATAAAAAGGCGTTTGACTTAAAGTACCACCTAATTCTCTATATTCATTATAAGTTAGGTATTGACCTTCAAATGTCATATAACGCCTCCTTTATTTTATAGACTTACAGATCCTTCTGGTACTAATGAAGCAAATGGGAAACGAGATGATGTTTCGTTTTCAGCATTTACTGGATTAGGAATTTCCCAACCTAATCTCATAACAACACGTAATGCAACCATGTCGTCTTGAGCTAAGTTATAAAGAATTGAACCGTCTGATGGATCTTGAATAACTGCTTCAGTTAATACTTTATAAGTAATATCCTGACGGATTGAATAAACAGCTTGAGAGAAATCTCCAACTACTAACGTAGCTTTTGTCTTGTCCCAAACACCGTTATCCATGAATTCTCTACGAATGCTTCCGATTTCAGTTGTATTTAATGGTTGACCAGTAGTATCTAGCATCATACGGAATTTTCCTTTTAGTCCTGTTCCTCCTAAAATACCAGATACGTTGTATCCACTTTCTTCAACTTTAACCATTGCATCGTTAATATCAGAATATAATCCATGGCTTGTTTCTTCAACTTCTGCTCCTACTGTTGAAATAGATGGAACAAGTCCAGCTCTCCAGTCAGTTGGTTTGTCTACTCCGAAGAACATAGCATTGTCGATTTTCTTTGCGAATGCTTCTTCGATACGTGGTTTTACTGTAGCCCAAACATCAATTGAGCTGTCGTTTAATAAGTTTTCTTTGATTGGAACGATTACTGCTAATTCAGCAATATTGATATATTTCTTGTCCCAAGCTAACTTTGTAATATTTTTTCTACCGTTGTTTGAAGTTTCATCTACGAAATAAGCAACTGGTAATGAGTCTAATACTCTTAATTTTGTTTTATCAGATGTAGCATTTGGCAAACGCTTGAACATTGATAAAGCTTTAGATTGTCTAATTGTTCCCTCAAAAATTTCGTTAGCTACTTGAGTTTCAATTAGAGCATCTACATCATTTCTTACGATTCCTGTTGATGGCATATTTTTAATCTCCTTTTCTTTTAACTATTATTTACTGCACTACGAAGAATGTCGTTCATTACGTCATTCGTTGTAGTTTCTTTTGCTCCCCCTTTTAATGTAGGTGAGCTTTGCACTTTCTTCACTACAGTTTCCCCAAAATATTGAGGATTCTCTTTTTTGTAATGTTCAAGTGCTGTGGCGAAGTCTGTTTCATCATCTACTTGTGAATTGACTTCGTTTGTAACAAACTTCATAAATTCTTTTTTGACATTACTGTCACTCATTTGCAACTGAGCTTTCAATCCTTTATTTTCGTCTGTTAAAGCTTGTAAATTTTCTAGGGATCTACTGTTGTTTTCAATTGTTCCATTCAACTCATCGACTTGTTGTTTATAGCCGTCTATTTCTTGTTTGTATCCTTCTATTTCTTCTTTGTAATTGGTTACATTCTTTCCATATTCTGCCATTATAGTGTCAATGGTTTCCTGGTCTAATTCTAGCCCTTTTAAAAATTCACGCATATAAATATCTCTCCCTCTCGTTAGTTTTTCGTCCCACGAAGACGTGTGAATTGATATAAAGTTATTTCTAACTCTGCCTAAATTCTAACATAAAAAAAAGCAGGTGTCAAAGACCTACTTTTGTTTTTTAAATTCTTCGAATGACATTTCACTTTCTGGATGTAATTTTAAATACTTTTTATATGCTTTCTTTTCTTTTTGCTCTCTAATATATTTGTTCATTGCACTATTTGGATCTTTCATTGCATCTTCAACGCTGTCATATTTTATTTCATGTTCAGTTCCCTTATGTGGATCATATTCTTTTGTTCCGTCTTTTCTTGTATAAAATCCACCTTTTTGTTTTGTTTCTTTGTTTGATCCATTTTCATATTGTTCTATATCTTGATAAATGTCATCAAATGATTTATAAGTTCCATCAGCATTTTGCTTTTCGTAAGCCATAATACTTGCTTCCCAATCACCGTTAGTCATGTTTTCTCTATCTTTTGCAAATTGCTTTATTTTTTCATCATATTTTTTATGTCTTTCTTCATAGTCTTTTTTCATAGCATCTTTATTAGCTTTGAAAGAACCGTCTTCTTGTTTTTCCCAAACTTCTTCTTTTTTAGTTTTATCTCTTTTTTCTTTTTCTTTTTCAGCATTTATAAAATATTTAGTTCTATAATTGCTATCATCTTTTCTGTAATCATAATTTTTGTTTTTTAAATCTCTAACAATATTTTTATTTTCTTCGCCAGTAAAATCGCCTTGTTTTTCTTTTCTATATTTTTCTCCATACTTATCTTCAAGTTCTTTCCAGTTAGTAACAAGCCTTGTAGTATCATCTATTTTTTCTGGATATTCTTTAGATGATTTATATAATTCATATTCTTTATTGCTTTTTTCTTTTTTTACTTCGCTTGGTTCTAATCTTTTAAGGCTTCCGTCTTTTTGTTTTTCAAGATAATAGTCTGGTTCTCTTTCTTTATATTCTTCTTTTTCTTTTATCCATTTTTCTCTTTCTTTTTCATTTTCTGAAGCCCAGATATGCCAATCTATAGATCTTTCACCAACACCAACATCTGTTCTTTCAGGATCGTATTCAAAAACTTTTACTTTTCTATCTTTCATTCTTTCTTCAAATTCTTCTGGTGTTTCTGTATAAGGACCACTCTTTTTTCTTTTTTTTGTTTCCTCATCTTTAGTTTCTTTTTCATTATATTTATCTTTGTTTATTTCTGTTCTTTTAAATTTTCCACTTTTTTTCATGGCATCAGATACACTTTGCCCTTCTTCAATAAATATTCTTCTTCCTCCAATTGTTCTCCAAACACCATCGTCTTCATCAAATTTTTTCATTTTTATTCCTCACTTTCTTCCTATATTGTACCATATTTTCAATTATTTTTTAGCTTTTTTCTTCTTACTTGACACTTTTGTTGACAATTGTTTTTCTTCTATGATTTCTTTGCTTTCTTCTTTTGCAGGTTCAATTTCTAGGATTTTTACAACTGTTTTTTCATGTGCATTTTTTCCTGTTAGATATTCTGCCATTTCTCTTTCACATTTAAAAGTGTCGCCCACATATAAACATCCATCTTTACTTTTGTTTGTTCCTCTTTTTAATTCAATTAGCTTATTAAAATCTTGTAATGTAAAATTTTCAATCACTTCACACTTAATCATACTTTTTCTCCTTATCACTTCTTTTTGTACTGTCAAACTTCCGTTTCTGTTTGAATTGTATAAGTACAAAATTTTATCTATATAATATTCGCTATGTTCAATATTGCTTAAATCTTCCTGGAATGGAACGTCATAGCTGTATCTCCATCCATCTCTAAATGGAGGCATCATGCTTTTCTTATAAATTGCTTTCCACGGTGCATAATTGCATGGATGATGTACTATTTCTCCAGTATTTATATCCTGCCAATCAAAATATATAACATCCTCATCATGCTCTTTTATTGTTTCTAGCAATGTTTCTATGTAATCTTTTGTTATTAAATCGTCGCTATCTATAATTGCTATGTATTCACCTTTTGCTTTTCCTATTGCCAAATTCATGGCGCGTGTAGCCCCACCATTTTTTTCTAAATGAATAATATTTATGTCTTTCTCATATTTGTCAAGCCTTGTTTCGTTACATCCATCATCTACTAGGAATGTTTCCACTTCGCTGTTTAACTGCTTTATTAACACATCCAGTAATTTAGTTGTAAGATCATATGTCTTGTAATATGGAATAACTATTGATATTTTTTTCATACTTTCTCTCCGTTTATCTTTTTCCATATTAGACTTCCCTCTCTATTCGAGTTATAAAAATATAACAATTTATCCAAGTATGTTATGGAATATTTTCCGTTCATTATTTCTTCTTGAAATAACACATCTTCATGTCCATATTGACATTCTTCAAAAAAACTTGGAATTGTTTCTTTTTTATAAATAGCTTTCCATACTGCATAATTGCTCGGTTTTCTGTGTTCTATGTGTGTCGTCATATCATACCAATTAAAATTTATCACATCTGTATCATATTTTTCTATGGCTTCTAGCAGTGTTTCTACATAGTTATACATAATCATATCATCGCTATCAATAAAAGCAATGTACTTGCCTCTAGCCATGTCTATGCCTTTGTTTCTTGTTTTAGCAACGCCCATGTTTTCCTGGTGGATTATTTTTACATCATTTTCCCACCAATTTAGTCTTTTTTCATCACACCCATCATCAATAACGATCACTTCTACATATTGACTAGCCTGTGTGTAAACTAAAGATTTCAATATTTTTTCTGTCAACTCAAATGTTTTAAAGTACGGAATAATGATGCTTAATTTTACCACTGTCTATCCCCTCCATTTTGCATTTCGATTTTTGTTTTTTCTACTCTGTCTTTTAAAATTTTATCGATTTTTTCGTCTTTCCCCCTTTCACTTAAATAAAGCTGTAGTGTGTCTGCATAATGCCTTATTGTACTAGTCCCCCAGACAACATTTTCCCTGACTGTAGTAACTGATTTATAGTTCTGTTGATTCCAAACATATATAGGTTCCTCAAGATTTTTAAATGTTTCCATGTAGATGCATATTTTACAGTGCTGGTTTTTATCTTCTTTCAATGTCCCCTCATTATAAAGACATTCCTGTCTTGTTGCTAGTCCTTTTCTTATAACTTTTCCACAACTTCCACTCCAACCTCGCATCGCTTCATATTTATCTTTGTATTTTGGTATGTAGCAAATGCTCAACTTATCGTTTTTATAGTTTGCCATCCCAACAAACAAAACATCAGGATAAGTCTGCAATCTATCATTTATCTTTCCCAATGCTTCATTGTCGTATAACCAGTCATCGCTGTCCACATAGTATACGTAGTCCACATCATCGCTCAAATGCAAATAAGCTTCATTTCTAGCTCCACCATTTAATCTCTTTTGTTGTAATCTAACTAATTTAAAGTTTTTTGGTAGTTCTGCCCATTCACTATCTACATTAGATTTATCCAATTCTTTTGCACAATACTTTAAATAAGTTGCCTGTGCTACATCTATTGAATTATCTGTTGAACAATCATCAACGAATATTATTTCATAATTCTTATATGTTTGATTAAATATGCTTGTTAAACATTTCTCTATTGTATGCTCGTAGTTATAGTTCGGAACAATAATCCCTATTTTAAAGTTTTTTTTTCCAATTTATCATAATCTTTATCTGTTATCTTTGCTTTCTTTAGACAATCAATATCAAATTTTGTAAGATTAATATCCACAAACCCACAGTTTTTATAATATATGCAGTGCATATTTTTATCTAATAAATTAAGCAACGGTTCTTTGTCAAATAAGTAAACATATTCATTTCCTTCTTTGATTGCACTTACACTCTCTTTATCAACAGCTATTTTCATAATATCACCTAGTTCATTATAACATACAAAATAAAAGGATGCAAAATGCACCCCTTATTTGACTAACCAGACATTTTCTGCTTCCCTATCTCGGCAGTCAAATGTATCATAAATCACGCCATTTTTTGAGCATACAATATGACCTCGCATTGTAATTAGTAAAGTATTGTTTGGGAACATTCCAGAAATATATCCCACGCTCCCATGTATTCCTTCTAGTCGTTGATATGTCCTGTCTAGATAATTCCTCACGAATTCTCTTTTATCTAGTAATGTCCCTTCGTATTGGGCTATATCACTCAAATAATCGTATACATAATCCCACGATCTATTTGTTGCACATGAAATCGCTCTTATAACACAATCGTCTTCATATCTGTTTAATGCGTTAGCATTATAATACTTGTACATTATCTCATGCTTCTTTGTAATGCTTCATTTAGCATTTGCTTTTGCTGTGGCGTGTCGACTTCCTCATGTAATACCATAATAAAATCCTCTAATGCTTTTATCATGTAATGGAACGACTTGTCTGTTTCCTCGCCTGCTCCATATCTTGAACGTGATTCTTGATATCTTTCATATTCTCCTGACATTCTATCTAGTTCGTCGTCCCCACGATATCTCATATCATATCCACGCCTTCCGTAGCTTCCACCACGCCCATATTCTCCGTAGTTTCCATATTCGCCACGTCCGTAGGTGTCATATCCTGGTCTTCTCCCATAGTTCATATTTTCTACCTCCTTTGCATCTTTGTATATATCGACTAGCTTATATAAATGGTCTAGGTTGCTAGTTGTAATACCTTCGTTTAATATATTTTCTATGCTTTCTTTAGCTTTCTTTTCCAATTTTTCTTGCATCAGTTTCCCTCCTTTCGTTAAGGATTCTTATTATTTCTTCATTCTGCTGAATTATCTTTTTAAGATACTTTTCATCTTGCGTTTGTAATTCTTGCATCAAATCGCTGTTATTATAATCTCTGAATAAAATTTCCAGGCTCAATGCTTGTAATACCAGCGACAAATTGTCTATTGTATTGTTCTTCATGCTACTTTTCTAATAATCAAATTTGCGTCTTTTACTACAGGTATTTCTGTATCAGTGTTAGTAAGAGTTGTTGTTCCAGTAATTGTGGCTGGCAATGATCCTACTGCTATTGTCGTATTAACCCTTGGGCAAATTCTCAATAGTTTTGTAAACGATACATTGATATAGTTTCCTGGTGTCGTAACTTCTGCATCCATTTCTGTTCCTTCTACATCTGTCCCTGTCGCTGTCTTTAATGCTAGAGCTACTAATCCAGCAGTATCACTTGTAACATTTGCGTTGAATGTTATTTCAAATAATCCACCACCTATAATTGTGAAATCGCTACCTCCTGGCATATATTGAAGCCATCCACAACAATTCGCAGTTCTGCCTCTTAAATCGACAGTATCAAAGTTTATATTGTCCGTATTTGAAGTTAATATTTCAGGTGTTATTTGTAATACTTCTATCATTTTATTTCTCCTTTCTAAATAAAAAAGAATAGGGCTTGCCTATTCTTGTAAAATTTGCAAGTTCCTGTTATCAGGCTGTCGTTATCGACTTATGCTTTTAAATAATATTTGTCGAATATCCACTGCATCCACAAACGTTATTTCCGTTGCAGGTGAAGATCGGAATTCTTCCGTATACTGGTGTACTAGGTACTGGGCAGTTGCTTAGACGATTGTATAATGCATCTACTTCAGCTTCTTGTCCTGCTCTTAATGTGGCAGTTTGTTGAATTTGGCTGGCTTGTAAGTCTTTCATTAGGATTTCACGTTGTAAGTCAACGATCTTGTCATTCTTAGCATCAATCTTATCTTGACATAACTGGTCTAAGATGCGTTGAGTTCCTGCTGTTTGACTTGCGATAATATCTCTTACACCTTCGTTTAATGCTTGACGGTCGGCACAGTTTTCACTCAATACCGTGGCTGTTAAGTTTGCCGTTGCTAGACGGTTTTCACAGCAACAATTAGCTAATTGTGAGCTTAAGTTGAACATCTGGTTCATATCTGCCATTTGTCTGTTATTTGCTCCAATTTCGGCACTATAAAAACCATTAGAAATTGCACTTGTTATATCTGAGGTACTATTGCATAGTTGATTAGATAATCCATAGATGCCATCTCTGGTTCCTTCAATTTGGTTGCTTAGGTGTAAAGTGTCGAACCCTGTATTTGTGTTCTGCATGATTTCTTTCTGTCCGTTTGATAGCCATGCATAGCCGTTGTCAAAGCTACTGTTTCCACCACCGAACCAACCGTTTCCGTTTCCGTTATTGCCCCATATTAATGCTAACAAGACGATTAGCCAGATGGCACTGTCGCCACCAAATCCACCGAAGCCACTACCTCCGAATCCACCCATTGCTGGATATACTGGATAAGGATAGAAGCCACCGTTTCCGTTTGTGGTTGCTAGTTCTACTGTTGGTTGTATTCCACTTGAACCGTTCATTTATCTTTCTCCTTTCTTTGTTTTTATATCAAAGGCTATTTAGCCTTGATACCATAGTTATCTAGTTGCTCGTTAGTAATTCCAAATCCATTCGCAAATTCTCTGAATTGTTTCATTTGTTCTGGACTGTACTTACTTACCATTCCGTTTAATATCTCCCTCGGATTACTTTGATTTTTTGCTAGACTTTGAAATTGTTGAAACATCTGAGGGTTCTTCGCTTTCAATTGGCTCTGCAATTGGCTTAGTAATAACATTGTCGGATTCATGCTTTCTCATTCCTCTCTTTAATTCTTCAATTTGGGCTTGTAAGTATTCTATTTTTAGATCCTTGTCATCTTTTGCCACGATTTCGTTTAATTCATAGGTTTTGATTTCTCCCTTTGGATTCTTTATCCACACTACGCTCATGTCTTTGCTGAAGTATGGAGTATCTCCTACTACCATGTCCCTCTGTACTTCTTCCATTGAACTTGCGTATCTTATGACTTCCCTGTTAGTTGGTGCTATTTGAAAGTTCTGTGTGAGGTTCGTTGGTTGTACTGGCTGTTGCAGTTGACTTCTTATTTTTTCTAACTCGTTTATCTGGCTGTTTATCCTGTCGATGTTAGCCTGTGGATTGTAATTAACATATGGATTGTTATACATATTTCCTCCTAAATAAAAAGAGGAGGGCTGACTAATGTGTTTTAAACAAAAGCCTTTTTTGTCCTCCTCTGATTAAATTCTACATTTTTTTCATCTTTAAAATTGGCAAAAAAAAAGCAACTATTCCATGATCATCATCATTCTAAATAGTTGCACCTTGCAGTAATCCTCATATAAATTCTTTATCTTTCTTATTTCGTATCCTACGGTTCTTGGACTTATTCCTATCTCCATGCTTATTTTTACTATGCTATCCTTATTTATCAACATATCAAGTATCTTCTGCTGTTCATCTGTCAGATTCACGTTTTCTGTGAAATCATCATATATTGCTTTTATTTTTAATTTTTCGACCATGTTATCCCTCTTTGTGTCGCTATATTACCTGATAATTATTTTTTGTGAATGCAAAGATATTGCAATGAATTGCACATAATCGCAAAATATCGCAAAATAATGTTTTAAAAAAAATACTTGTTTATTTTGCTGTAAATTTCTTTTTTTCTGTAATTAATTGTACGCATAGAATATCCAGTTTTTATCATGATTTGCTTCAAAGAATCGCCCTGGAGACACAGATCTAGTATTGTTTTCTCCTTTTTGCTTTCTTTCAATATGCCTTTTCTAATAATAAAGTCGTATGTTTCTTGGGGCATATCGAAGTAATAATGTTGTTTCTGCACACTTTTCACCTCTTTTTGGATGCATATTATATCATAAATGCATTACAATGCAAATAAAAAAACGCTTTTCAGCGTTATTTTCTTATATTGTCCTCTAATAATGTCACACGGTTTTCTACCTTGTACATCCTATCAATAAGGTTGTTATGTTCATGCACCTTTTCGTCTAACTCATTGATTCTAAATAACACCAACTCGTTGTTTTTCTTGTTTGATGAAATGGTTGCAATTATAGATGGTATTGCTACGCATAGTCCACTTATTAAAGAAGTTATTACAGCTGTCTGCATTCCAAACCCTCCTTAATACTCTTACTACCTAAATTATAGCATTGTTTTTGTAAAAACACAAATTGCCTTATTTTACCTTTGTTCTTCGGTATCCTGATACCTTGGCTCTTTGTAGCTTTGTTGGTAGTCCACTAATGTTTGATAACTCCCTATATTTCCTTGTAAGCTGTGTGATTCTTTGTTGCGACTCATTTACTAAATCATCCACGCCACTTGCTTTTGCTAATATTTGAACGTCCTTTTGCTTTCTTATCGCACGTTCTATATTTCTCTGGAGTTGCGTTCCTTCATAGTTGGTATAATGTTTGCCTTCGTATTCAAACCCTTCGTTATTGCTATTTATTATCTGTTGCAATTGTTCTTGACTGTATTCTGGCTTGCTAACTCCTAGCACTATGTCGAATGTGTAATGGTAGCAGTTCATCTCGCTTATTGGACGGTAGCCGTTCTTTCCATCGTGATCTAGGTTTACCTTTACGCCTGTGTAATCTGTGGCTTCTTCTCCTGCTTGCAATTTTTCCCATTCACTTAATTTATTTTTACTAGGTTTTACTGTACTAAATTGTCGCCCCTGTGCTAGTTGATGGTCTGGCGCTGGGTTTTCATGCACTGATATCTCCACGCCATCGGCTCCAAATTCTTCGCCGTATATTCTTTGGTTCTCATTGTGAAGCTCTCTCAAACGCCCTTTTAAATGCATTCTAACGGCTGAATCTAATCGCATGGAATATCCTGTGTCTTTATATTCAATTGTTCGTAAACCACTGCCCCCAAGCTCTTTTAGGATCTTTGTCATTGCACTGTCGAACGTTTCTTTTCCTTGCCCTACGTTTAGTAAGGCTTCATCTAAGACTTTATTGTACGTTTCTCTTAATCCGTAGAACTTTTTCTTTCCGTCTAATCCTGTCATTGCATATCCTATCACATTTTTCCTAGTAAAATTGTACATTTCTTTCTGTGCAATTCTTGATAGTGCCATGGTCTGCCTTTGAATTTCTGGATTCTCGTCAAACGGAATAAACGGTTTCTTCCTGTATTTATAAAACTTTTCGTAGAATAGCTGGTCTTTCTTTGCGTAAGTTCTGAATATATCTTCGATGTCCTTGACGTTCATTCCTGTGTACTTTGCCATCTCTTTGACTATTTCTTCATAGTTGCCACCATATTTTAAAATTTGAACTAGTTGCTGTGCCTGTGTCGGTGTTAGTTCTCTTATCTTGCCGACAGAAGCACCTATTTTCATTAAAAAGTAGGTGTTTGCTTCTTCTATTCTTCTTACTAATCTTTCGACTAATAACTCGGCTTGTTCTTCTGTCATAGGATTACCTCCTATTCTTTATCTTCTTTCTCTTTTGGTTCTGGCTTCTTTTCCACTTCTTCTTCTATGTTTCTTTCGTTCTTCGTTCCTAGTAAGTCATCTATGCTTGGATCGTTTTCTGTTATCTTTTGGATTTCTTGTTCTGCTATTTCTGGTGTTTCACCGAATATCTTTTCACGATATTCTGCCTTACTTATTAATCCTGCACTTACCTCACGCATTGCTCTATTGCTTTCTGCCTCTTTGTCTTCTACGATACTATCATCAAATTGTACCACCATATCTTCTGTATCAATGTTATATTTTCCAAATTCGCTTGATGCATAGCAAATTGCTTTTACTAAATCGAAGATAGAACTTTCATATCCTATTTCTAGTTTTTTCTTGCGTCTAAATAGTTTGCTGTTGCTACTTACTACTGCCGTTGCCGTTGATAGGTTCGTTCCATCAAAATGGTAGTGATTTTCGCCAAATCCTGCTTTACTTCCTAGAATGTTTAGGTTCGTGTTTAATGTGTTTATTAATTTATCCGTTCTGTAATCTTCACTGTCGCTTTGGATTAAGTCATCTTTCGATGCTCCTGAAGGCAATTGATAGATTGTAGTATCATTTGGATCAAATGTAAACTTTTGTGTTCCGTCTTCATAGCTCATCATGTCTGCTCTTACAAATGTTCTTCTTCTTCCTTCTTGGATTTCATTCTTTAATGCATCGAATGACAAGTCTACTGCTTTCAAGTTGTCGATTGCGTTTGCGTAATGTGAAATACCGAACGGACTATTATTAAATAAATTGTTTGTTAATAATGGTTTAAAAATTGCAAACCATTGAATATTTGACTTTGTGTCAAAGTCTTTCATTGTTTCCTCAACAGTTGCCTGGCTATTGTCCTCTGTAATCTCGAATAAGTTGTCATTCGTTTCTTTGAATAAATGATTGTAAATATGATAGTTGCCACTCTTTTCATCTATTTTGTGAACTGATAAAACTACATATTTCTGCCCTTTGACATATTCTACGCTTCCGAATGCACATTCTGTAATTCCTTTGTTGCTCCATGACAATGGATAAATCCAATCGATGTCTACTAAGTCTACCCTTGTTTTTGCATTGCTTACATCCAAGTACATTCCGTCTTCGTTTTGAACTAAATCGTAAACACTGACAACGGCTGATTCCGTTCCCAATGCTCCAGATTTCTCGATTGATTGGTTTATCAATGCATATAAATCTAGACCGTTTATAAGTTCTTCAAACTGCTTCTGTGATTGCTCGTCCTTCATTGTGATTTCACATTTCTCACTCCATAAAATGTCAGACCAGTCTTCGCTTATTTCCTTTGCCATGTTCATTGTGAACCTTTTAAGGTTTACTTTTCTGTTTCCGTTATATACATAATAATTATGGAACTCCTTTACATTTCCCTCATACCAACTTTTCCACTGGTCTATGTATGTCTGTATTGCATTTTTAATATCTGGATTGTATCCATATGTTTTAACTAAAAAATCTTCTAATTTCATTCAATCAACTCCCTATTTTTTTATCATTTTCCCTTTGAATATTGTTCTTGAATAATCGCCGTCACTATCATATTCTGCTTCTTTACTAGTTATTTGTATTTGATATTCTTCTGGGAATAATAATTCATATTCGTTTCCTATTTTCCCTGTTTTCTGATTTACGTGTTTTGTTTTATCACCAATGTATAAACATCTTGTTCCTGCTTCTACTTCTACTTCTATTGTAGACGATCTTGCATCGCCGTGATTAAATGAAGTCGCTGACGTGCTTCTGTTGATGCTTGTTGCTATAAATCCTTTGTCATCTACTATCATTCCTACTTCTAAATTCTTTACTGGTATCTGTACTGTTCTATATGTGGTTATTGGCTCGCTCAATGTTCCCTTTATTTCGTTATCAATATTCTTTATTCCCTGCTCCCATCCTGTGTGTGGGAATAATTCTCTATTTTCTGTCATGTATGTCATTATACCTGAATTTGTATGATAGCCACCTTCGTCGCTTGTCCATTGATCTGTTATTTCGTTGCTTTCTTTCAATACAACATCTGGATTGTTTTCTATAAATGCTTGCTCATCATCATCGTACCTTGTATACTTCGGCTCTGTAGCATTTACTCTAATCACAGATTCTCTCATCTTTTCGTTCATATATTCGTTTGATGTTTTATCTTTTTTTACTTTGATAGGAATTATATGACCGTTTTTCCACCTGTATATCACTTCTTCTTCCATTTTTTATCCTCCTTGAATATTCATCATTAGTTTATCGTAAAAAGGAAACATACTATACTCGCTTGCATCCAAGTCATCTATCGGCGTTGTTCCATCGTCCAGCCTTTCATCTTCATGCTTGTCGTCCCATAATGCTTGGCTGTATGCTTCTATTAAATATTTACACTTCTTTAGGATAAATCTTCGTTGTTGCCCAAACAAATGGCAGTCTAGCTCGATTCTGTCTACGATCCTTCCTTTGATACAGTCCTGGACTTTCAAAGGTATTCCATGCTGTTGTAAATATCTGTTTAATCCGTATGTTAGAACCTGTCCCAATGCTCCGTAGTCGCCGTATGCGTGTGTAACCTTGCCGTATGTCTGAACCACCCTTTTGTAAAACTCTGCGAACTTCTCGTACATCTGCTCTGGGCTGTGCAGTCCTGCGAGCTTTTCTTCATCGATTGTCCACACTTGTTTGAAGTATGTCGTTATCCCTGTCGCCTTGAATTCTGTTTCACCTTCCGTTGCACCGTAGTCTATCCCAATTGATATTATCATAAAATTCAAGTTATTGCCAAATTCGTCCACGGCTTCATCTCTGATATAAAGGCTTGGGTTGTCTGCAAATTGCCTGTAAATGATACCCTCGGCATTCTTCCATTGCCCTAGGATTAATCTGTCATAGTACACCGTTCCTGCATATTCTTTGCATAAATTGTCGACAAATTCTTTGCTTAGAAATGGGTTGTCGAAGATCGTATAATGCTGAACGTAAACGTCCAGGTTGTCTTCCTGGACTCTGTCTAGAAAATCTTTTTTCAACCAGTGACTCTGGTTTTCTGGGTTTAACGCTCCGTCGAAACATGAATAATCTTTGTCCAAGGATCCTTGTATCATTACGAAGACTTCTTGGTTCCACTTGGCTACCTCGTCGCCGTACGCATATTTTATTGACGTTCCTTGGATCTTGCTTACTTGGTTTACTTTCTCACAGCCTAGGCAGTAGACTTGCTCGTCGAATATCCTTGCTGTGTTATCGTTGCTTATCGTTCCTACTAGGTTCTTGCCATATATCTGTCGTAAAGGTTGCAACACATTTCTTTCTATCGTTCCTTTTGAAACTCCAAAGATACAATATAATCCGTCGAGTCCTTTTCTTTCTATGATTCGTTTCGGTATCATGTATAAGTTGTCCAGGTATGTTTTTCCACAACGTCTGGCTCCGACCTTGATGTTGTATCTGTGCTTTGCATTTCTTATAAATTCTTTCTGTTTGTCGCTTAGTATCATTTCTCTGCCTCTGTTTCTATCTTGGCAAGTAATTCTTCGACCTTTGTAAGCTCATATTGTGTTCTGTCTTCCTGGGCTTGTCTTAATTCTCCAAGCGTTTCTAGTATTGTCCGATAGTTCTGTGCGTTGCCGTTTATCGCTCCTTTTAATAATCCCAATGTCGCAAGCTCACGATATGTTTTGCCCTGGTTGTTCGTTTCGCTTAGTAACATTTCGAGGGTGGCTTTCATAGTGGCTTTTTCACGCCTTGCTTTGCCACTAGCTATTCCACCTTGTCTAGCGATTTTTGTTTGTTCTTCGGTAGTTCGGCTGTCAAACCCTTTATCATACACAAGATTTTGAATGTTAGCCACTATCTCACCTCCTTATACACTAAAAGGGATTAAAATAATCCCCACTCTGCAAATTTTTCAAATCCACCAACGGATTCGATGTATTTTCTTGCTATTTCTACTATTTCACTGTATGGCTTTCCGTTGATGTTGTCGTCGCCAATTGCACAGCATAGTTCTACTGGCTCGCCTGTTTCTTGAGCTTTTAAAAATGCATAAATGTTTACGCTCACGTCGGCTTTTGATAAGTCCTTGCCGTGTAAACCTCCACCTGTTACGCTTTGAGCCATGTCGCTACCTAGCTTCCTGTTGGTTGCTCCTGTGTCCACGTCCGTGCCACCTGTCCAGTCGCCAAGTGGATTCACTGCTACTGTTGGTCTGAATTGCAACGCAAAATGCGTTAATTCTTCGCTGTCGGCATTTGATTGGCAGATAATTAGTTCGTCGTCTGTTAGAATGTATTTTCCGTCTGTTGGATATTTGCTGTAGATTTCTCTAGCTATTCTTGAGATTTCCTTTTCATTCTGTGTTAATGGTACACCTTTGAATATTCCATTATCTCCACATCTTACTTCTTTTGCTTGGTTTTCTGCAAGATGTTTGTCTTGTGGTACTAATATTAATTCAACATCTATGTTTTCACCAGCTATTCTTTTTACTATCTCTTTAACTGGCGTTTCAGTTATTTCTACACTACTTTCTACTATAATTGTTGCTATTCCATGTCCTATTAACACTTCTACTGCTATTTTAGGATTTTCTTGTTTTGTGTAGGCTAAATCTACTATTGCTCCTGCAATTCTGTCGGCCACCTTATCTGGATGACTTGGATTTACTTTTTCTATCATATTTAATCTCCTTTAATATCGTTTATAGTTAATAAACATTTTATTTCATTGTTATCATCTATACCAACATTGTATAAACAATAACCACCAACCATATCACCACCCATTGTTTCAACAAGTTTCTTACAAGCTCTGTAAGTTCCACCTGTTGCATATACATCATCTATAAAATAACATTTTTTGCCTTTTATATCCACTATAGGAATATCTATCTTTGCTTTAGAGTATTCTGTGTCGTATTCTTCTGTAGCACCAACAAAGTCTTCTGGTATCTTTCCATGTTTTCTAATAGGAATAGAATTTATCCCTAATTTGCTCGCTACTAAAGTTCCTAATAAAAAGCCTCTACTTTCTGGCATGATAATACATTCTGCGTCTTTTATTTCCGTTGCTATTTTCTTTGCTATTTTATTCATCAATTCATGGTTAGTAAATGTAGGCATAAAGTCAATAAATACAACTCCTTTTTCTGGGAAGTCTTTTTTTACATTATATTTTATCATTGGTTATCTCCTCATATTCTTTTAAAGATAAATTGTCGCTTACTATTTTAATGCTTTTAACATTTTTAAAACCTAAAGCCATAATATAAGCTAGTTCCATGTCGAATACTACTGGTTTCTTTATATCCGTACTTAATACAAAATCATTAGAAGTATAACATTGTACTGTACTTTCTTTGTCTAAAATAAACTCTTTTTCTGAATATATTGCGTTTGGGTGGTATAGTCTGCTTTCTCCTACTACTACTTCTGTGCCTACTGGAAGTATATTGCTTCCTACATAGCCGAAATTAGTTATTTTTAGCCATTTTGGAAGCCATTTTAGTTTCCTTATGACATTTATACCACCTATACCTGTTTTTATTACTACACTATGTTTAAATCGTTTTTTAGCCAATTTGTATTCTTGGTCTGTTGCTACTACTATCAATTTATCTTCACTGCCTTTTGTCCTGTAAAGTTTTCCCATCTTTGTATTATTACATCTACATAGTGTGGATCATATTCCATCATATATCCTATTCTTCCATTTTGCTCGCATGCCATTATAGTTGTTCCTGAGCCACCGAATAAGTCTAATACTATGTCTCCTTTTTTAGAACTATTTTTTATTTGGTAATCAAAAAGTTCAATTGGTTTCATTGTTGGATGTAATTCTGACTTACTTGGTTTTTTAAAATCTAAAACTGTTGTTTGACTTCTATTATTATACCAATTATGGCTTGCCCCATCTTTCCAACCATATAAACATGGTTCATGTTTCCATTGATAATCTTGCCTTCCAAATGCAAAAACGCTTTTATTCCATATTAAGTTTTGCCTAATTGTCATTCCACTTTTTTTTGCAGCCAATCTAAAATTTAAAGCTTGAGTGTCTGCATACCATATATAAAAAACTGCTCCGTTTTTCATCACGTTTAATGCATTTTTAAAAACATTAGTTAAAAACTCAATAAATTCTTCTTCGTTTTCCCAACAATCATTTTCAATAACAAGCCCATCTGTTCTTCTGTGTAATTGTTTTGCTTCAGATGGACGTATTTTGTGTCCTTTTTCTTGACCTAAAGAAACATTATATGGGGGATCAGTAATTAATAAATCAATTTTTTGCTCTCCAACTAATTTATTAACATCTTCTTCTTTTGTACTATCTCCACACATTAATCTATGATTTCCTAATTGGTATATATCACCTAATTTTGCTTTTGGTTCTTCAGGAACTTCTGGAACTTCATCTTCTATTATTTCAGTTTCTTCTTCAACATCAAAATCTAAATCAAATCCAAAATCACTCATGTCAATAGTATCAAAGTTCATTAACTCATCATTTAATATATCTAAATCAAAATCACTATTCATAGTTAATTTATTATGTGCTAATGTGTATGCTTTTCTTTCTTCATCTGTTAAATGATCAAGGCGAATTATTGGTATTTCCGTCATGCCTAGCTCTTTGCAAGCTATAAGGCGTCCGTGTCCTTCGACTATTTCGTCTTTCCAGATTCCAATTGGATCATCCATTCCAAATTGTTCTATTGACCTTTTTATTTGTTCTATTTGTTCTTTTGGATGTAATTTAGCATTATTCTTGTATGGTTTAATGCTTTCTATGTCTACGTATTCAATTTTTAATTGTTCCATAAATTCTCCTAACTTTTCCATTCAAAAAAATTATAACATTAAAGTAATAATATGTCTATTTCGATCTAAAAACAGAATAAATAACCTTGTTTATGTCGTCGTTGCCGTTGAGACAATTCCATATTCTGTCTTTCTGCCACTCTAAAATTGAGAGAGAATAAATTTGAGAACGTGCGTGGCGAATAAAGTCGTTGCGTTCTTTTAGCTCCCATAAAGAAAAAGACGCTAATATCTCCTCATATTGAGATTTTAACGCCTGCAAATGAACAATGGTTTCTTTGTAATTCCAAGAATAATCGATGAATAGATTCATATGGCACCCCTACCTTTATCGATATAAATGTAACATACTTGCAAAAAAAACGCAAATAAAATGCAAAAAAAGAACAGAAACGAGGTGAAGATTGTTCTGTTCCAAATAAAAGGGGTAATAAAGTGTCACATAATACACTGGCATTCTTGCGAACACCATTAGGATAGATATTAGTTATATGACGTGCGACAACTAAAAAACACGAGATATAAGAGAAATGCTAGCTAAGGAACAAATATCTACCCTAATGCTATCCACAATATATGAATAGCACGCCCAAATGTATCTCTGGTGCTTTTATAAGCACCATAGAACAGATAACTACTCCATTATGGAAGCCAGTACTTGAATATCGTCATATTCGACAAAGCATTCTAATTATCTATTCTATGCTACTTACAAACGGAAACCCCTATGTAAGTATTCTTCTTTGATTAAGATCTTGTTTTTGGAAGTTCTGTCGAACTCATGTTTCTTTTCAAATTGTCGAAGGAGGTACTCGACAATTTCTCTTTGCTCCGTGGTCGGTTCTTTTCGCTGGTTGTTTATGAACTTGAATATTTCGTTTATTGCGATGTAAGTATTAATTTCACGGCTTTCTATTATGTGTAAGTAATTGTGGGCTGTGGGCATTAGAATTGCCCCATTCCAGAATGTTTCTTCGCCCCCATCACATCTTTTTAGTATATGGTGATATGTAAGCTGTGATTTCCTCACGATTCGATAGTTCATCCAGTCGAGATTACTAAACGGAACATAAATTTTCAACATTTCCCTTGTAATATTCTTCAACCGAACCACCGTAAATAAATTATAGCACGGATGGATTATTTTGGCAAGTTCAATAATTTTATGATGTAACTTCCCATTTCCTTTCTTGGAACAATAACGAATCTGATTCCGTATCGTTGCTTTATGGTCTGCATAATTTTAAGTAAAGTTTCGCCCTTGACCTTTGTGTGTGGCGAACTCCAGCTTTTAATATCTTCTAGCGTTTTGATTTTTGATTCGCTAACAAGAAAAATGAAGTTTTTTACTCCATCATCTTTTGCACGGCTTATTTCTCGCTTTATTCTTTCATGCTCCGTGGTAGTGCATAAATTGTGGGATAGCTCTAGCAGGCTGTCTTTCCGATCTATGACCGTGGTGTTATCTTTGTAGATTTGATAGTCGCCGTAGTCTAACTTGCTTACAATGTAATCTTGTCCGACTTTATCAAAATGTTCCAGGATTTTTTTGTGTCCTTTTTCTCTGGTATCGACTAATATTATGCTCATATTTTAACAGATATCTCCTTATTGCCTATTTTTATCCCCCATTTAGCGACTTTTTATCTTTCTAGTATAATTATACTATTTTTGTGTTTTTGAAGCTGTATGACCCTTTAAAATGATTTTTAAAGGCATATTTAGTTATCTCTGCCAGAAATAATACAGCAAGTTAAGAAAACACCAATTATTACACCTAAGCAAAATTCGATCATTACCAATCTACTTCCTTTCCTGTTCCTATGTTTTCAATAATAGAACGCAAACGTTCAATTTCTTCTTGTAATTCTTCTATTTTGTTTTTTGCTTGTTCTAGTTGTTCGGTTCTTTCTTCTAACAAATCAAGTGCATATTCATTCATAATTTTTTCTCCTTTACTTGTATTATCCTTACCCCCTGGATATTGTTTTTATATTCCTTGCCGAGTTGTATAAGTAATTCTCTGACTGCTTTTAGATCCTCGGCTGTGTACTTTTTGTATTCTAATTCATTGAATAGTCTGATTAAAACATCAAACATTATTCTTTTTCTCCTTTATCTAGTATTTGTAATATTTGTATTCTATAGTATTCTGTTCCTTTTCCCAAATTTGTCTTGCTTATATATTCTCTAACTTCTTTTATGATATTATTTAGTCTTTCTATTTCTTTATTTGCCATTCCTAATTCTGCTAATAATTGATTAGTCATTACTTATCATCTCCTACCTTTTCTACTAAATCTGCTTTTATTAGGTCATATATAATATTCCAAGTTTCTCTTACTTGTAAAATATTATAATCAGTAGTTCTTGTTCTTATTATTTTATTTTCTTTATTAAGTTGAATTATTACACTATAATTATCACTTTGAATGTAATAATCATCAAAACCTTTTTTAAACCCATATTTTTCTAATTCTTTTAAATCTACATTATCTTTTATCTTTAACATTACTTATCTTCTCCTTTTAATATTTCTAATAATTCTTTAACATTTTTAGAAGTAAGATTTCCTATTGTATATTCACTTCTTCCTAAATTAATTCTATTATCTTCTTCCATATATGCCATTGTAAACTTATAGGTTTTTGTTCCTATAAAATCAAATGCTTTATCTATTCTTTCTTGTTGATTTTTAATAATCTCAGTTAATTCTTTTATAGTTTTTTCTAGTTGTATTTCATATCTTTCTTTATCACTCATTTTTTATTCTTTCTAACTGCCTTTTCACTTTACTTTTCATTATACTTTCTATTTCTTCGTCAGAAATATTATAAAAATATTGGAATTGTTTAAGCATTACAAAGTTGTCAGCTATTTCCTGTGAAACATTATATTTTCTGTCAATTAAATCCTCAAGCAAATTGTCTTCCATTTCTTTTTGAGTTATTGCTTCGTCAAGTTCATATATTTCTTCGTGCCAATGTTTCATTTGATTCGCAAGCCCATAATTTCTAATTATTTTTAATAAATCATTTTTCATATTTTTCCCTCTTGATGATATACCAACCATCGCCCACTCTTATTTTTTTGCAATATTTTAAATTATGACATATATATTCCCTGGTGTATCCACAGTAATCTGCAAAGTCATCTGTTGTATTAAATTTTTCAATAAAATTCATATCCATATCGTATAAATAAACTGGTTTCTTTTTCTTTTCCCATTTACTAATCATAAACAATCGTTACCTTTCTTTTTTGGATCTTGCTTATTAAAATTCTCATCCAATAACGCAAGAGCTTTTTTTTATAAACATAAATTTTTGTATAAACTATGTTTTTTTTAAAATCTTGTACTACCACGATATACATTACCCTCACCTACACTTTTTTTGTTCAAAAGTGTCCTATCTTTGTTCTTGGATAAAGTATCTATTAAAAATGCAATCCTGTCAATGTCGTAATCGGTAGTATTAAATTTGTATTCTTGCTTTTCATATTTGTTTTTTTCTTTTTGGCTTAATGCATATCGCAAATAATCAATTATGTCTTTTTGTTCTAGCGGTTCTAATTCTATTCTTATCATTGGCTTCTTTTTCCTTTTCCAAAAGTTTCTTTTTTTCACAACATTCTTTGTACGTCCCTTTGTATACTCTTTGATAATTGTGTCCGTATAAACTGTGACATTCATAAATGACAAGGTGTGTTTTATCATCTTCTGGTTCTCTGCTTTTCACTACGTTGTATTTTTCTTTTAGCTTTATAACATTCAAGGCTTTCATTTTCTCTCCTTTAGCAAATTTTCTATTTCCTCCCGAATCTCCCTGATTGTTTTAATTACATTCTCGTAGTATTCTCTTTCTTCTTTTGACATTAGTGTAATACCTCTTTTAGCTCATTTAGATACTGTATGATGTTTTTGATTACTTCTGCACCATCATCTTCTTTTTGATCGAAGTAATACACTTCGCTTTCAAGCATTTTTATAAACGTTTTGTAATACTCTAAGTTCTCCTCTAAATTTTGCATATAAGTCATATCCACTTGGATATATTCTGGTTGATTAAAATCTTCGCCATAATCTCTTTCCATCTTTCTTACCTCGTTTCTTATTTCATTTCGCTTTGGTTTACTAAAACCATATCGCCATTTTCAATCTTTTCCATTCTGTTTGCTCCGAACATTAATATCGCCATGAAAATAGCTATAAAGATTACAACCCCCATCATTTCTTTTGCTTTCATTCTTATCACCTCTTTCGTGATACTATTATAGCATATTTTTAATTGAAAATGTTTTTTTTATCAACTTTTTTTGTCAATCTTGTCAAGTTGTCAATCGTAGCTGTTTGTCTTTCTTTTTCTTTCTCTTATCTCCATGTATCGTTTGCATTCTTCTTGGCTTATTCTTCTGGCTTCGTAGTAATTCTTTATTTCTTTGTTGTATTTTAAACCAACCATTTTGCATCCGTTTCCTTTTGTCTTTAAAACCTCAATCGCACAGTCGCATTCTTCTATGTTGTAGTTGTTATTTAATAGCCCAGTTTCCACTTCTTTGTAATCTGTTTCGTTCAACAGATCCGTTCTCATGATTGTGCAGATGTTAGCCGACTTGTTTGCGATGTTCTGTGTTCCTGCGATATCAAATATCGTCAGTCTTGATTTCATGAACTGTGTCTTTCTCGGATGTGCTACGAGGC